ACAGTGTCGAGAAATGTTGAACACGAAGGTTCCAAACGTTTGGTCGCAACGTTCGTCAGAAGCACCGGAGGTGATTGCAAGACGGATTAAAGAACGACCAGAGCTAACCACAGATCAGTGGCTGGCCTGGGCGTTCGATTCTCTTGTTGTTGCGATTTGGGGAAGACGAGTGGAGGGGTTACCAACGGATCTTGAGCTACGCCGAAGTCGTGAATCATTCGAAGAACGATTTCGTCCTCGTGTAGAAGCGGGAACAGCTGCGAAGTATATAAAGTTTCATCTTTTATATCTAGCCGCTATTCTCTGCCATTCAGATGAGTTTCCAGCCCCCCCAGGGGCGCTCGATGAAAACGAGCGTCCGGGTATACCGTGTGGTGGAGTGGTGAATGTGTGTATAAGAAGGTGGATTACTAAGGCGAAGAAGACAACTCGCATCGATTTCCGACACTTTAACGATCTGTTACAGTGTAAGAAGGGTATGCCGCCGGTTGATAATCGTTTCATAAGACAGGCACTGGAGAAGCATGAACATGTTCTCTGTGATATTCCTGATGAATCTGATAAGTTTTCTCAGCTACTTCATAGCGAGGAAGCTACTATCTTCCGCGGTCGTGTCTGTTCATTCATAGACCGACTAGTTTCAGTGCTCTTTTCCTCGGTAAGATGGCGCCCACGTGCCTTGACCCCGTCTCTAAACTCCTGTTTTGATGGAAGTCGAAATAAGGGCGGTCAGATGGGTGTTCTATTTAGTCGCTTTTTGGCCGACATGTCCCCGATTCGTACTTGGGAGCTCTGCAACCCGCTGAGCCCACATGTTATGATCGGAATGTATCAAGACGACCGCGGTGGAATATGCGACGGTAGGATTATGGTGGCGGACCGAACAGATCTGATAACGGCATTCCAGACCTACATAGATCAGGAATGTGATTTGGTATTGGAGAAGGGTTTCCTTGATGCGACGCCTGTTGCAATTCCTGAACCTTTAAAAGTACGAGTGATTACCAAAGGTGATCCCTGCGTATATTATCGGACTCTTGAATTTCAAAAGACGATGCATGAGGTTCTTCGCCGTACTAACCTATTCCGTTACGTTGGACAACCGATTGATGAGCAGAATTGGACCGAAAGGTTCTATAACTGCGGAATCTCGGTTGACTATGGCGATTTTGGATTCTGTTCTGGAGACTACGAGGCCTCTACGGATTTTATCGATTCTGAGATGAGTGCTTATGCCTGGCAGTCGATCGCCAGTCACATATTCGCTGACCTCAGTTTTTCGAGAAGACAAAGTTATGAACGGCTTGGATTAATCTCGCTGATTGGTCATCGGTTACATTATGACGATCGTGTCAGGATGCAACATAATGGTCAGTTAATGGGATCACCCATGAGCTTTCCAATCTTGTGTATTGTCAATGCTGCTGCGACCATTTGCAGCCAGAATTGGGATACTTGGGACTGGGAAAAGTTACCGCTCGCCGTCAATGGGGATGATACGGCCTTCTGTTGTACGAGAGAGGGCTATGATTCCTATAGACGGTGTCTTCCGTATGTTGGTCTCCGTCCGAGCCCTGGGAAGAATTACTTTTCAAAGCAGTTCCTCCAAATGAACTCGGAGATCCGTCGGTATGATGGGCGTGGCGAGTGGACTCCAATCGGTTACCTCAATCAGGCCATTCTCACAGGCCGAGATTCGAAGGGTCAAAATGCCGGTTGGGAGAAAGATACTTATTGGACTGATTTAGAAGGTTTGTCGAGAGAGTTCATTCGTTGGATGAGCCCAAAGGATCAGGGTTCTCTGATGAAGTTGTTTCTCAAGTCGTACAAACCCGTGATTGCGGAAGCATCTCCTTTCTGCAATAAATGGATTCCCAAGGAGTTAGGTGGAATGGGCTTGCCCATCCCTCAGGAATTCACTCTTGAAGATCTGGAAAAGGGGGTTCAGGATGATCTTCTCGCACGTCAGTTCAATCAAGCTACCCTTCTACTCGCAGATAGACAGATTGAGAAGAGCTACAGCGTGCCCCCATCTAAGAGGGCTCCATTCTTCGCTGCCCTTAAGCTTGCTCGATCTATCTGTCCTCATCGTGAAGTGTGTCGTAGTGTGGAGATTGACCGGTCAAGATGTGGACCGGATTCTGTACAGTTCCTAGGAACCTTGTTGAGCTATTATACATACGAGGAATTGACCGAGTATCAGTACGGTGATCTTTCCGTACGTTGGTACCTGGAAGACTCTTCGTGTTTCCGTCCCATGTTCTGGGGGCGAGTGGGGCTCGGTTCTAAGGTTCATCAGTCAAACCTACGACATATCAACAGCTTATATACAAAGAGGTGCCAATCAACCATAGGGCAGACTTGGGGTGGTGATTTCGTATCTTGGGAAACTCTCAAGACTTACGAAGACCATCTTCTCAAGACGGACACTCAATATCTCCATGGTTTGAAGAAACCTGGTCGGTTCCCAGAGCCATCGTTTTCTCTAAACGATGACCTGGAACCCGTAATTGAGATTGAGGTCTGTTTTGGCTCATACCTCCAGTGCGACTGAACTAGTAAGGTCGATTGTCGGGCCTGTTGGTTCGAACTCGATGAACG